GAGAAGAAAGAGCCAGTTCAACCGAAAGCTCGGAGCGAACGGCTGATGCCACCGTGCTGGCTGATGGGGCGGTGACTCCGGCGATGGCGGCTTCGAGGAGGCTTTGGTCTGCTGGATCGCTCGGGAGGTCGCCGGTCGTGAGGGTCGATCGGCTGGAGATCGTGGCGTCGAGGTTCGCCAGTTTGGTGCTGTTGGAATCCAGTTCTGTTCGGATCTGGACCACGCTGGGGATCGTGAGACCAAAGATGGCAGCTTCAACGAGGCTTTGGTCTGCTGGGTCGCTTGGGAGGTTGTCGGTCTTCGCTTTGATGGCCGAGATGTCCGAGTTGCTTGGGGCTTCATAGGCGCTGCTGGCGAGGCGTGTGCTCGTGGCGGCATCGAGGTTTTCGACTCCGGCGCGACCGAGAACCCAAAGGCTCGGGATGTGCTGGGCGTCCACGGTGGAGTCGGTGGTTTTGAAGATGGCGGCGTATTCGCCCTCTGAGGAATTGTCGGTTGAGAGCGTGTAGGCATACAACCCGCCGCCGAGGGCGGTGGCGCTGCCTGCGGTCACAATCTGCGTGCCGCTTGGATTGTAGATGTCAACGGTGACGGTCAGGCCGGTTTTGCCTTGTTTCGACGCCGTGTAGAAGGCGAGGAACTTTACGGAGGTGGAGACTTGTTCTAGCATGGTGTTGGTTGGTTAGATTTCTTCGGGTTGTGGCAGGAGCGGGAGGACTTGGGACATGGGGAGGACTTCGACGCTGGGGAATAGCTCGGCAGGGAGATGCGCGAATCCGCCAGAGTAGATGCCGCCGGGACCGACTTCGGTCAGCAAATCTGCGCAGAGCATTTTGCGGCCATCGACGAGATCGACGGGGCTGGCGACATGGCGCGGGTTGCCATGCTCGGCTTGGACGGCGGCGAGTTGCGCGGCGAGGGCAGGCGAAAAGACGAGTGCAAGGTTTTTCGTGGTCTCGTAGCTCACGGCCTGGGTGATGAGGTCGGCGAGTGTCATATAGCGGCGGCGAGGTCGGTCATGAGCGTGCTGACGCGGGTGTCGAGGGCGACGAGGTTGATGGATTCTCCGATGGAGTAGAAGGAGAGGCGGCCATTGGATAGTCCACTGCCGAGAGATCCGTTTATATTTCTTGCATAAATAAATAGATTTAAATTGTCCACAGCTTTACTCGTGTTATTAACTGTCGAGCTGTTTTTATTTATTCTGTAAGAAGCTTGAGAGGATGATGATCTGGAGGCGGCGATCAGCCCAGTAGCTCCCGGGCTTAAATTAGCTGCGATGTTTGAATCCCCTCGAATGACAATATTAATGTTGCTCATAATATAATCGTATCTTATTGGGGTTGTGCTAGTTGTAAATTGAGCTAAATAATACCTTCCAGTGACCCCGGGTGCGGAAACAAAAACGCCGAAATGCGCGTTGTTTTGAGGGTCTGCTGTGGCAGAGCGATTTGAATTTAAGTATTTCGTGCTTCCGTTTCCGAGCAGGCCCGTCTCACGGTTATAGTCTGCACTGACAAAGTTGTTATTCGTCGGTGCTGTTCCCGCCAGCGGGACGAGCGCACCGGAGAGCGTGCGCGCACCGGCGAGGATGCAGGAGGATTTCAGGGCTGTCCAAATGCCGTCGTTGTGGCAGCCGACGATGAAATCTGTGAATGCCGATTTCACGCCAGATTCCAAACTTTGACCATCGGCGGCTTCAACGGCGGCGATATAGGCGTTTGCGGCCAGCATGGCTATATCCGTGGTCGGCACGCGGAGGGGGGAGAGTTGGCCGTAAAGTGGACTAAGCATAGGTCAAGGACTCTTTGTTTGACCACGCGCCGACTGCGGATTGCTCGGAGGAGACATTGCCTGCCGAGTCGGTGGTGATTTTGTAAATGGTCCACTCTGCGGCGTCTTCGGCAGGGCCGCTTGAGGGGTAGTCGGTCCAGGCGAGGCGGCCGAGGTAGAGGTCGTCGCCGTCTGCGGCGTGGAGGAGCAGGTAGTCGCTGGGGTCGCGGGGGCGGGCGAGGCGGAAGACTTCTCCCAGGTGGTCCTTCGAATACAAGCGCCGGTCGGTGAGGTTTAAGGCGAGGCTCCCTTCGGCCACTTGGGCGGCGGAGGGGACTCGGCCTGCTACCGTGCTGCGGAGGAGCTTGATGACCGTGGCCATTGGGGAAGTTTTAAGTTTTAAGGATTAAGTTTTAAGCAGTGGCCCCGTGGCGGCGGCGCGGGCTGGAACCGCACCGCCGCTGTGGGGGGAGGGAGCTGTTAGAAGCTGCCGCCGTCCAGCTCGATGCCTTCGATGGTGCCGCCAGTGATGGCGACATTGTTGGCATTCTGCGTGGACATGGTGCCGAGTCCGGCTGCGGTGGTCTCCAAGCTGGAGACGCGGCCAGTCAAGGCTGTCGCGGCGGATTCGATGGCAGCGATGTCGGACTCCACCTCGTCGAGGCGGGCGTCGGCGGAGGCACCTTCGAGCGCGACCACTCGGCTATCGAGAGCGCTGATGGCCGAAGCACGGGTGCTGGCTTCGCTGTCGATATTGTTCTGGAGCGTGGTGTCAGCCGCTTGGCGGGCCGATGTCTCGCTGGAGAGATTGCCTGCAACGGTGTTGATGTTGCCCTGGAGGGTGGTGTCGGCTGCGGCGCGGTCGAGGAGCTCCTGAGCGAGACCGGCGGCGATGACGCCTTCGGCTGCGGTGGCGCGGTTGACCTCGGCGGTCAGGGCGCTGGAGGCGCTGTTGGCGAGGGAGGTGATCGCACCGTTGAGGTTGCTGTCGGCGGCCTCGAAGGCGGCGACCACTTCCGTCAACGAATCGAGCGAGCCGGGAGTGACATTGCTGAGAACATTGTCAATGCGGGTGCCGAGGGCGGCTTCCGCTGCGGTCGCACGGGAGGTTTCGGAGCTGATGCTGGAGTTCAGCGTGGAGACTTCGGAGGCGAGGTTTGCGTTTGTGGCAAAATGGCCCTCACCGGCGAGGACTTTGATTTGGTCGTCAAGACCGATCCAAAGTTTGTTGTCTACTTTTGAATAGGCCAACTCACCTACAGCAAGACTGGAGGGAGCGCCTGAGGCACCGGTTAAGCGGCGTTTGATGCGAAGGGTATTTGGCATGATGTTTTGGGGGTGTTGGTTGTTCTGCGGGGTTAGTCCTAGAACTCACCGCCGTCCGAATCGGCGACGATGGGTATGTAGGAAAGGGTTTCGGGGTCCCAACGGTGTGGGACATTGTTGTCGGCTGAAAAATAGATGCGGGCCACGACGCCTTCGGCGGGGAAGCTGGCCAGAGTCGGGAACCGCTGCACATCGTCGAAATCGTCGGGGATCATCGAGCCGGAGATCTGGCCCGAGGAGTCGAGCTGCGCCACCTGGGCGGTGGTGCTGATCATCGTGCCAGTGAGGGGATCGAACGAAACTTGCGACATGGTTACGCGAAGGGAGGATACTGAACGAAGGAGGTTTTGAGTTGGGCGTTGTCGGTCGCGGGCACGCCGCCGAAATAGGTCATGCGGATGCGGGCGACTGCGGTTCCGCCAAAGCTGTATTCGGTGTAATCGGTGTTGTTCGTGGCACCGACTTTGAAGACTTCAAACTTGTCGTAGAGAGGAACTGGAAATCCGGTGGTGACTCGCAGAGCCCCATCTGATGTGGCTTGGACGGGCTGCACGATGCCAGCAGAGGAGCGGGCGGCGATCTGGACGGTGGGGTTGCTCATGTCGTTAATTTAATTATGGTGAAGGGTGTCAAGGGGTGATTATTGGAAGCTGGCGGAGTAGCGGCGGACCTCGCCTTTGCGGAGCCAGGCGTCGTCCATGCGTTGCTGGAGGATGCCTTCGGCGCGGGCGAACTGGTAGTTGGCCTTGTCCATCTGGCCGTCCTCGGAAAGCGTTTCAGCGAGTGCGTAAAATTTAAGGTAATCAGCGAGGAAGGCGGGGATGCGATGGCGCAGCCAGAACTCCTCGTTCGTCGGTAGATTGCCGGTGGTGTCGGCGAGGGCTTCGTAGCAATCGCCGGTGGTGTTGTAGTAAACGAGATCGCCCGCTGCGTAAGCGGTGGAAGAGTTGAAAGCGGTCGCTGTGAATTTCGGCTGAGGCAGCGAGAACTCGACCCAGACTTGGCCGGAGATGTAGTCCGTATCGGTGATAAGAATGCG